CCATGTGCTTAATGGACTAAAGGCATCTTTAAAGTTTTTCTTCATGCCAGCGATTTTTTTATCCCAATCTGTTTTGGCATCGCCCATTTTTTTACCCATTACTGCCTTGATGCCTTCCCATATTGGTCCTGCATCTTTTCTTAAAGTTTCCCAAGACTTTTTAGTATCTAAAGCCCCTTTGACTGCATCTTTTATTAAACTGTTTTTCATGTCAGTAAATTTCTTTTTGCCATCGGTAGTTAACTTCACAATGCCACCTAGTACATCGACTGTGAGTGAAGTAGACCATTTTTTGCCAGCTTCTGTCCAAGTCTTGCTTCCCGAGATAAACTTGTCGCCAATATCCTTCCAAGACTTATCGAAATCATCGCCAAATTGGTCTAGGAAATTCCCAAGGTCGGGAAAGATTAAACCGACTGTGCCAGTGAAAATATCATAGACACCACTGATTAAGTCGCCCCATCCATCCCAAGATGCTCGCATGTCATTATTAAGAAATCCTTCGATTTCATTAAATCATCAAAGAAATCGGGTAAGTCCTCAGTAAAGGCTTTCCAAAAAGCTTTCATGCCTTTTCCAGTGAAAATGCCATCAAGCGCATCGCCAATTTCATACAAGCCTTCTTTTAAGGTTTTGAATCCTTCGGACGACTTAAAAAACTCTTTGATGGAATCAGCAAGATCGCGAATCTTCTTTGTTACATTTGGAAGGAAATCCATTGGGTCTTTTAAGGATGCATAAGGGTCGCCCGTAGGCATTTGGATTCCTCCACCACCACCCTTTGCTCCACCACCACCCCCAGCTCCTCCCCCAGTGTCGGCAGTCGGTTCGGGAAGTAAATTTAATTCGTCAAAACCTGCGACTCCACTTTTGGCATCCTTGCCAGCCTTTTTCGCCTTTTTCCCAGCTTTTTCGGCTGCATCGCCAATTCCTCCGAGAGCATCGGCAGTGCCACCCATTGCATCTATGTCAAAGGTCGTGCCGGCCCCAGTGCTTCCTCCACCAAATCCCCAACCTAATGCTCTAAAGAACATGCCCACATATTCTATGACATGTCTTAAAGCATTTGCCATTGCAGTTAGATAAGGAAGGACTTGATAGATAATAGGCAGAAAGGCTTGCCCAAGAGCGAGTCTAACATCGCCTAAACTGGCTGTGAAAGCAGACATTCGAAGCCCAGTGGTATCTTGCATGGTTGTACCTAGATTCTTCGAAACGGATTCAAGAATATGAGAATAGAGAATCGCTTTTTGCATTTGAGTCGAAAGTTGATCCCATGGTCTACCGTCAGCCATCATCGCATAAGCTTTCGATTGTTGAATGGCTGCAATCCTCACATTGACTCCTAATTCGTCAGCCCCGTCAGCTTCTTGGTTCATAGCAGAGCGAATACGGTCAGAAACTTCGGTCATTAACATACCACGCTTGTTATGAATTACGGCTGCGATTTCCATCATGTGAATGGTCTTTTGAGTTAAATCTTCTTGGCTTGTAGCAATCGATTTGAAGTTAAGAGCAAGCTTATTAGCGAGATCAGCCCCTTCTTCTTGCCACTTAATAAAATCTTGTCTGCTTGCTCCCATGGTTTCCCCGAGAGTGGTCATAAGTGCTTCATACTTCATCGCATCTTGGACACCTTCTTTAACCATGAAAGCCCCACCGATGCCAGCCAAAGCACCAACTAATTGCCCTTTAATTCCTTTGCCGATATTACCGACACTTTTTTGGAATTTATCTAAAGTTTTTTGGGCTTGAGCCATGCCTTTTGCCAAGCCACTAATATCTGCCCCGACTCGGACAAGTAGATTCCTTAATGCCATGAAGTTTCACCTACCATTTCAAGCTAGTTATGAATTTAAGTAATTTATGTGTTTGGTTCATGATTGCGAGTTTAGGAATTCCATGCCCTTCGGAAGTAGCTTCGAATCCTAAAGGTATGCAAGATTGGACAAGTAAAGCAAAAACCTCTGCTTCGGTCAAAGTCCTCTGAAATTTCTTTTCGCCCATATTGATTAATAGAGCAAGGATGCCCGAAATGTGAGGAGTCGCCATCGATGTTCCCGATAGCTTTGCATAAGTAGAAGATGGAAAAGTAGAAAGCACTTGGACTCCAGGCGCAATCACATCGATTTCATTATTGTTATTTGAGAAGTAAGCCAGTTTATTATTTTCATCACTGGCTGCGACTTGGATTACTTCGTTATATCGCCCAGGAAAGCCATATTCCATGGATTTTTCATCGCCATCGCCTTCATTTCCTGCAGCACAAACCACTAAAATGTCATGTTCAATTGCTCTCTTAATCGCTTTGTGCATCCGATGGTTATCGTCCGGCCCACCGAGTGACATAGACATAATACGCACTCGCTCATTCTTATCGCCTTTCCAATCGGTTGCATATTTAATGGCTTCGATAATCCCTTCGTAAGAGCCACTGCCATTAGAATCCAAAACTTTAAGAATAAGCAATTTACATCTTGGTGCGACACCGATCACACCACTACCATTTTCGGATGCACCAATGGTTCCTGCTACATGCGTTCCATGTCCATTTCGGTCTTGAAAATCATCCCTTGAGCCTTCGGGTGTAAAATTTCGTCCACCGATGATTCTATCTTTCAAATCGGGATGGTTCATATCAATTCCAGTATCGAGAATTGCTATTACCACTCCTTCGCCCATTTCACCCTTTGCCCAAATCTCGGGTGCTTCTACCATTGAGATTCCCCAAGGCAATTGGTCGCCTTCAATGTCCTTCGCTTCCACTGTGTAGGGAATCAGTCTCATGTTTCTCTCTGTCATTTAATTCACCTTCCTCGAATGCGCCACCAAACTGAGCATTTAGTTTCTTTGCCATCGCAAGCATTTCTTCATCGGTCATAGGTTCATCTTGCTTACCAAAGAATTCTTGCAAAGCTTTTTTCAAATTTGGAAGCTTTTTAAGTCTGTGATAGTGTTCACCTAACCAAACTAAAATAACTTTTTCTTTAGCATTTGCTTCTTCTTTTTCGCTATAAGCTTCGGCATATAAATTTAACTCATATGGAGTCATTCTTTCATATTCGCTTATTGGTATGGAACAAAGGATAGCAATCTTCATCGAATCCTCCCAGCTCCATGGAGTAGGTTTATCAAGATGATTGCTATCCTTTGTTAGTTTTTTTGCTTTTTGGTTTCTTTAAACGCTTGAGCCATTGCATCATTCATAGCAGTGATAATACTCATATAATTTTTAGCTTTATCAAGCAAGTTTTCCATATCTTCTAGCAATAAGGTTTCGCCATGTTCTTCGGCATCGGAAAGCAAACCACACCAAAGGACTTTTTCTAATTCCTCGAGTGAAAATTCATCCGAAGTAATGTCTATCATTGTCTTGCCCGTTAAGGCAGACATTCTTTTTAGGGCTTTATGCCCAAATCTTAATTCTCTCTCACGATCAAGAGTAATAAAAATCATCGGATTATCATCCGTAGTAGTTTCTTGCTCAATCGGTTGTTTAACCGTAGTTTGTTTTTTCGTAGCCATAACTTTCTCCTTTTAATTAAAAATTAAGCCGGCCCAATTAAAGTAGGTTTGCCCGACACCTTTAATGTGGCTTCAAAGCCAATCAAGTCCTCTAGTTCTGCCGAAGTAGAGAAGGCAGTAACCACTGCACTAAAAACCCACTGAGTGCCATGTGGAGTCGCCCCTCCACCTTTATCGGGGAATTCAATTGTATATGTTGCAGCCACTCCACCCTCGAAATCAGTAAGCATGCCATTGTGAGTAGTATAGTCAAAATGTCCACTTAAACTGATTTCTCCTGCGTCCTTTAGACTAGTGACGAAAGTCCTATAATTTGAGCCAGCTCCATCAAGCGTGGTGGTTTCGATTGTGTCTGCCGATACGCTTATTCCATCGATGGAAGTCAATTGCCCAATCAGAGTCGCCCCTTTTTTTAAGGTTGTACCCATTGCTACAATTGGCATTACTAAGCACTCCTTTTTTGACGAATTAAGCTAATGTAGGCTTGCCACTTACTTTTAAAGTACATTCGAATCCAATCAAGTCCTCGAGTTCTGCCGATGTGCTAAATGCAGTCACTACTGCACTAAATGTCCAAGTTCTTGGACCTGGGAATGTAATAACATAGCTTGAAGTCGTGCCAGCTTCGAAGTCAGTTAAAATTGCACCTTGGGATGCGAAATCAAAGTAGCCACTTACACTAATTTCCCCAGCATCCTTTAGGCTTGTTACGAAAGTCCTATATGAATTGGATGCATTATCAATAGTGGTAGTTTCGATAGTATCAGCAGAAACGCTCACTCCATCGATAGATGTTACCCCAGCCCATGCAGTGCCAGTGGACTTTTTAATAGTTGTACCCATTGCTACTGTTGGCATATGATTCACCTCACTTTCTGCTAGAGTGGGAAAAAGCCGTAAAGTTCTTAGTGCAGAATAACCAAAATCGTTATATGAATCTTGAGATACTACTTGATAAGAAATGTCTTGATTCTTTGCATAAGCAGTAACATCGAATGTCTGAGTAGTCGAGTCGGCAGTACCTACCCATTTTTTCCAAACCCCATTTATGTAAATGTCCGAGCCAATGTAGTCAATGACAGTCGGTTTTGTAAATGAAATTTGAATCGAATTATCAGCCGTTTGCTTTGCGCTTACCCCAATAGGTGGTGGTGGTGGCTTTAATCTATCGACATTATCAGTACGATTATGATCTACTTCATTTGTTCCATGAGTTAGTCCATGTGTATCTGCATCGGCAATGACTTCATATTGCCAAAGTACATAAGAAGTCCATCCACCTAAATTCGCAGGTGCATTTGTATCGGTAGTGTTTGCAGGATAATATCGGTCATATTCTGCTAACCATAAAGGCATCACTTTTAATGGGTCTAATTGAAGATTTGTTAAGTTCATTTGAGTTGGGTCAGTTAAAAAATAGCGATTGCTATAAAACCCTAATCTCCGATTTGTCCGAGTATAAAATTTATCTCGGAATCGCAAAACCCAATCAATTAATTGAAGTCCAGTTATTCCATCAAACATTGGATGTTGAGGAGTGGTTGTTCCCCAAGCTTCTACATCAAGCATCGGAATAAGATCGCCAAAGTTTCGATAGCCATAAGCTTGCTCGAGCAAATTTGCATATTGCTCTACTTGGGCATCGACTTCAGCTTCTCCACCATTTCCTAATGCTTTGGTAGGATGGGCAAAGTAATATGCTCCACTTGGTACTCCATAGCTTTTTGCTAGGCTTACACGCTCCAAAAATTTAGCATCGGGATTCCCAGCCGAGCCGAAAGCCCTCAAATAGATATAATTGGGGAAATCGGCAAACAAATCGGCTGCATTGGTTATCCCTTGATATTCGGAAAGGTCAAGCCCTAAAATACTTGCGCTTCCTCTAGTTTGCATTTAGGATTTCGCTCCTTAGTATCGGACTCTAATGTCAAATGAGCATCGGCTATATCCGACTTCTTCTTCGGCTGCTTCAAGTGGTTCATCCATGGAAAAAGAGCGAATTAACGGCCCATCCGTTCCAATAGGTCTGCCAAAGAAAGATTGCAGTCTTGAAATGACATTCTTTACAATGTCTTTCATTGCGCCATAAGAATTAGCGACTACATGGATTTCACATGTAACATGTCTAGTGCCAATTGCCATCCCCGAAAGGTCTTGCTCTTGGTCGCCTTCACTTGATAGATAAATGACAAAAGGTGGGTCTACTCCTTCGGTTGCGCTTAAAGGAAAAACTCGGTCATTTAATCCTTCTAAGCTAGACAACTCCTCGACTAAAGCTTCTTCGAAGTTCATTAAAATCAACTCCCATTTATCTGTTGAGTAATTCCATCATTCATAGTGTCCACGATTTTTTGTAAGGACTCTCTTTGATGCTTTTCAATAGCTTTTTCTATGAAATATCGTCCTTTTTTATAGCCATACTTTGTATGGAATCCAAACTCTTGAGAGAGAGGATAGTAGCCATAATCTCTAGGCTTTGGCGCACCATATAGCCCAGGTCTGCGAATTTTATTGCCTTTGAAAACCGATGCAAATTGTGGATTGAATTGCAGATCGTAAACAGTTTTATATTTCATCCGTTTCGTCTTTTTCTCCATCACACTCTTAATCGATTTTTTCAAAGTACCTCTAGTGGGTGCATTTGCTCTTTTATTAACAGGCGCAGTGGCTCTTGCTTCTTTAAGGGGGTTTTTCATGCCTTCTCTTGCAGATTTCGAAATGACACGCTTTGGCACTTTACCGATTCTTTGGATTTGCCTTTTAAGTTCATCCATGCCTTCGATATAAGCCATTTCACCTCTTAAGGTTCGATAATCTCTTGCCATTGATCTATCCCCTTTCCTTGCAAAGAATGGATAACTCTATATTCTTTTCTTGGAAGTTAATAGGTGGAGAAATGATATCGAAAATGCGCCCATCAAATAAGATTCTCATGCTCGAATTGATTTTGAAGTTTGGGTCATAGCGTACAAATATTTTGTGAGTAATCTCGCTATCCGTCCTCATTGCTTCAAAGATATCTCTGCCACTAATCGGGAAGATGCCAGCTCGAGTAGTCATAACATTTTCCCAGTTAGTATCATCATTTCTAGGTCTTTCACCATAAGGATTGTCAGTTTCCACTTGACTTTGAAAAGTTATGACATGCCTATACTTTCCGGGATTCACTGTGAATTTTGTCAAAGAATCACCTACAAAAGATTAGTGGAATGCATATTTAAAATTGTAGTTATTACTCGATTGATACTTGAGCCTTCCACCATGTAAACTCTGTTCTCATACATTTCATTTGATAAAACCATAAGGGCTATTGTTAAATCCTCATGTAAATCTAGGGATTCGGTAGATAGCCCAGTATAGCTTTGTATATAAGATCGCGATGCAGCCAAGATAGTTGTAAAAGTATCATTGTCTGCATCGTGAGTAACATGTGCGTAGTCTTTAAGATGCTCTATAGTAATTTCACTAATTTTCACTGAGCATCACTTACTTTCTTTTTGGTTTTGGGTCGGGTGTAGCTTCCTCACTTGGTCGGATATAGCCAGCCTTCACCAAATCATCAAATGTTTTTTGGTTCTTAATATCAATTTCATTGCCAGG